AAGGGTCCACAAAACATAAACTCGCTTTTAAAGGAGCTAAAACCATGGGAGAACTTACCCAGTATCATGCTGCGGATTTGCCAGCCTTGCTAGATCGCATAAATAGACATAGTATTGGTATGGATGAATACTTTAATCGTCTGTTTAATCAGAGAGAAACGACGACTAATTATCCTCCATTCAACTTAGTTCAGGTCAGCAACGTAGAATCAAGACTTGAACTCGCACTAGCAGGATTTAAAAAAGAAGAAGTAAATGTCTACACAGAGTACGGAAAACTCTTTGTCGAAGGAAAAAAAGACGACAAAGGAGCAGAAACAACATATGTCCACCGAGGAGTGGCTCAAAGATCTTTCACCAGATCTTGGACCCTCAGTGATGAAACGGAAGTTGGATCAGTTGAATTTGAGAATGGGTTACTGACAATTACCCTAGCGAAAGTTATCCCTGATCATCATGCACGTAAAGATTATCTCTAAATAGAAGCGGCTACCTTGTTAAATATCGTCGCCGCAGAGGGGCAACTGGCAAAATCCAGTTGACGCCCCTCTTTTTTATTGATAGAATACTATGAGGTAAAAGAAAGACATGACCGTCAAAATTTTAGTCCTTAAGTCTGGAGAGGACGTAATTGCTGAAGTTAAAGAAATGGTTTCTTCTGACAAGGTGATCGGGTACTACCTGACAAAACCTTGTGTGGTAAAACTCAGGAATGCAAATCCAGTCACCGATGATGAGTTGGATCCTGATCAACCTGAGAATCAGACTGAACTATCTGTTACAATGTATCCCTGGGCTCCTCTAGCAAAAGAGAGATCTGTCCCAGTCCCTGCAGATTGGGTAGTAACGATCTTTACTCCCGTAGATAAAATTCATGACATGTACAAAGAGGACATTCTAGAAAATGGAAGACAAGACGATCAAACTGATAATCCTGACGAACCGGCAGATCCTGGTCTCACAGATTGAGGAAGTAGGTGCTGATATTGGTGAACCGGACTGTAGATTGGTAGAACCATTTATTCTAGGAGATAATGATACTCTGTCTCCTTGGCTTGCAAACGTCACAAGTCAAAATACTTTTATGATGTCGTCAGATAAGATTCTTACTCTTGCTGACCCTAAACCAACTCTTCTTGAAAAATATACGAATCTTATTAAGTAATGGCGTTATCTAAACAAACTCTTGATCATCTGTGTGATGCAGAATCACACATTCGTGCCGCGATCAAATCTGCTGCAGTAAATGAAAAACCTCTAGTTGTAAAACAACTATCCGAAATCCTTATGAGCATGGAGCAAACTAAAAAGTTTGACGAAATCATGGATATGTTGGATAATAGGGAACCTGGCAGCAATGGTCAGTACGGTTCATTTTTTAATGATGAGGATGAATGAAGTTTTACACTAATGTTCAACTGATTGGGAATCAAGTTTTGGTTCGTGGAGTTGATAATGGTAGGCGGTATGAGTTCCGTGATGAGTTTTTTCCGACTCTATTTGTAAAATCAAAAAAAGATTCCAAATACAAAACATTAAGTGGAGATTCTGTAGAGCCCGTCAATCCTGGCAGCGTTCGTGATTGTCGTGAGTTTTATAAAACGTATGATGATGTTGATGGATTTGAGATCTATGGAAATGATCGATACATCTATCAATATATTTCAGAAAAATATCCTGAGGATGAAATCAAGTTTGACATTAGTCAGATCAAACTTGTAACTCTTGATATTGAGACTACGGCAGAGAAAGGATTTCCTGATGTTGAATCTGCGTCGGAAGAAATTCTTGCAATCACTATTCAGGATTATACCACTAAGCAAATTACTACTTGGGGTGTAAAACCTTTTGTCAATAAACAAAAGAATGTCACTTACTATCATTGTCCCTCAGAGCAAGAGCTTCTAAGTCACTTTATCAATCACTGGATGCAAGATGTTCCTGACGTGGTGACTGGTTGGAACATTCAACTGTTCGATATTCCATACATCTGTAAGCGCCTCAACAGGGTGCTTGGAGAGAAGTTGATGAAGCGTTTCTCTAACTGGGGTCTTGTGACTGAGGGAGAGATCTTTGTTAAAGGTAGGAAGCATATTACCTTTGATGTTGGTGGATTGACTCAACTTGACTATCTTGATTTGTACAAAAAGTTCACTTATAAAGCACAAGAATCATATCGCCTGGACTACATAGCTGAGGTTGAGTTGGGTCAGAAAAAGTTAGACCACTCTGAGTTTGATACTTTTAAGGACTTCTATACAAAGGGGTGGCAAAAGTTTATTGAGTACAATATAATTGACGTGGAACTTGTTGACCGATTGGAAGACAAGATGAAGTTGATTGAACTTGCATTGACCATGGCATATGATGCTAAGGTCAATTATGTAGATGTGTTCTATCAGGTTCGCATGTGGGACAACATCATTTACAACTATCTCAAAAAAAGAAATATTGTAATTCCTCCTAAGAACAAATCTCAAAAGAACGAAAAGTACGCAGGTGCTTATGTCAAGGAACCGATTCCGGGAAAGTATGATTGGGTGGTTAGTTTTGACCTTAATAGTCTTTATCCCCATCTTATTATGCAGTACAACATCTCACCAGAGACCCTCTTGGATGAACGACACCCAACGGCTACGGTTGATAGAATCCTTAATGAGGAAATAAATTTTGAGTTGTATAAGGATAACGCGGTGTGTGCTAATGGTGCAATGTTCCGCAAGGATGTTCGTGGGTTCTTACCAGAACTTATGGACAAGATGTATAATGAGAGGGTAATTTTTAAGAAGCGAATGCTTCAGGCAAAGCAAGAATATGAAAAGACTCCAACTAAAGCATTGGAGAAAGAGATCGCTCGTTGCAACAATATCCAGATGGCTAAGAAGATCTCACTCAACTCTGCTTATGGTGCTATCGGTAATCAGTATTTTAGGTACTATAAACTGGCCAATGCGGAGGCGATTACGCTTTCTGGTCAAGTCTCTATCCGTTGGATTGAGCAGAAGATGAATCAGTATCTAAATAAACTGTTGTCTACAACTGAAGAGGATTACGTTATTGCGTCCGACACAGACTCAATTTATCTTAATCTTGGACCTCTTGTTGATAAATTTTTTAGTAATAAGTCTAGCGACAAAACAGCAGTTGTTTCCTTACTTAATAAGATCTGCGAAGAAAAGTTTGAACCCTATATCGACAAGTGTTATAAAAATTTGGCGACGTATGTTTCGGCATACGACCAGAAAATGCAAATGAAGCGTGAGAATATTGCCGATCGTGGTATCTGGACTGCGAAGAAGCGATACATTCTTAATGTATGGAACAGTGAGGGTGTTCAGTATTCTGAACCTAAACTCAAAATGATGGGTATCGAAGCCGTTAAATCATCTACTCCTGCACCTTGCAGGAAGATGATTAAAGATGCTTTGAAGTTGATGATGAGTGGAACTGAAGAAGATGTGATTGACTTTATTGATAAGTCAAGGGCAGAGTTTAAGAGTTTGCCACCAGAACAAATCTCATTCCCACGTTCAGTTTCTGATGTAGCAAAGTACAAATCAAACTCTGACATTTATGTCAAGGGAACTCCAATTCATTGCCGTGGAGCTCTCCTTTTCAATCACTACATCAAAGAGAAAAATTTGACCAACAAATATTCTCTCATTCAGAATGGAGAGAAAATCAAGTTTTGTTATCTTAAAAAACCAAATATTATTCACGAGAACATCATCTCTTTCATTCAAGATTTTCCTCATGAACTTGGAATTGACAAGTACATTGATTATGACTTACAATTTGAAAAGAGTTTTGTCGAACCTCTTAAGGCTATCTTGGATGCGATTGGTTGGAACGTGGAAAAAACTGTAAACTTAGAACTATTTTTTGGATAATGGAACTTCCTATTAACGACAAAGAACTTGCTACTATCGTAAGTGCTCTTCGCCTTGGTGGAGATACTTCTTTGTATCAAAAACTGAAGAAAATTAAGGACATTCGTGATGCCAATCCAGGTGGACCTTACAAAAAAA